CTTAATTAGATATAGGGTGACACTTACATCAACTAATCCATCTAAGAGCCCTAGGCTATTAGAAATACAGCTTCACGATATACCAAGACCACCTTATGAAAGGTTAGGATTTGCTAGACCTGTAGTCTTAGATTCAAATGGTGCTTGGGAGTCGGTCCTTGATAATGCCTTCGATGTTATTGTCACAAGTGAGGTTAATGGAGCAGATATATTAGAGTTTAAATTACCCTTCCATGATCCTAAGAGAGATAGTTTGGATAATGAAAAACAGGTTCAAATAGTAAATGATGTTTATCGAATAAGGACCATTAAGGATGAAAAAACTGCAGATGGAAAGGTCATAAGTTATGTTTATGCCGAGGCGGCTTTCTATGATTTATCTTTTAGTATAGAAAAAGAAAACAGATACTTTACTGCTGACCTTCCTAATGCTCCTATGAATTATGCCTTACTGGGGACAGGCTGGTCCTTAGGAAATGTAACTGTTTCTACTAAAAGAACCTGGGAATCCACAGAAAGAAATGCCCTCTCTATTTTGAGAGCTACTCAAAATATACATGGTGGAGATTTAATCTTTGACAGTGCCAACCGTCTAGTCCATCTTTTAAGTTTTGGTGGAACAGATAGTGGTGCTTTATTTTCCTATAAGAAAAACATGAAGAGTATAGAAAGGACTGTAGATACTAGAAGCCTTGTTACCAGGCTTTACGCCTATGGTAAAGATGGAATGACCTTTGCATCAATTAACAATGGCAAAGATTATGTGGAAGATTTCTCTTACTCGACTGAACTTAGGATTGGAAGTCTTGATGCTTCTTCCTTTACCAACCCTTATCAAATGCTAGAGTTTGCTAATATGAGACTTGGCCAGTATGCAAAACCTAGAATCTCCTATGTTTTATCAGCCATGGATTTATCTATTTTAACTGGCTATGAACATGAAACATGGAATCTAGGCGATATTGTAACTGTCCATGATAAAGAGTTAAAGCTTTATGTAAAAACGAGAATTATTAGAAGGCAATACAATCTTCAAGAGCCCTGGAAAACAGTTCTAGAACTATCTACTAAATTAAGAGAGCTTGGAGACTCATCTGCCCAGTGGGACAAGGCTGCAGATATGCTTTCTTCTACAGATGTATTAGATAAGCAGGAAGTTAAAGATCTAGTTCCCTTTAATCATTTAAGAAATTCCAGAGCAGATGATGGAATGACCTACTGGCTTAATTCTGGTTTTTCAGTAGATCCTAATAATGGTGTTTCAGGCGATGCTTCCTTTAAGGCAGAAGGAGTTTTAGGAATGACCAAGAGTTTATCTCAGACAGTTTTTCCAGCCAACAGAAAGAACTATACCCTTTCAGCTCAAATAGCATCGGAGAACCTAGTGAAAGGGCCTAATGGTCAAGTAGGAATTGAAGTCCTTATTGAATATGAAGATGGGACAAGTGAAACCAGGATAATTGAATTATTTTAGGAGGTAAAATTTATGGTCTTTTTTAATGAAGTAGCCCATGGTATATCCTCTTATAAGAAAATAAAGTCCTTAACTGTTAGACTCTTTATTTCAGATTCCACAGGATCTGTTTATTTTACAGACCTATTTTTACAAGGTGGTTCAATTGCCACAGGCTGGACTGGCCATGTTTCAGAAATAAAATGGACTCTTGATGGGTAGGTGGATTGATGATATTTACAAGGTTTTCCGAGAGCTTTAACTTAAAGGAAGATAAGAAAGTATTTTCTATAAGAGTTAAGCCTTTTATAAATGATTGTAGTGGTAGGATCTATTTTACTGACCTCCAGCTCCAAGAAGGCTCTAACCTTACAGGTTATACTCCAAATACAGAAATAATGCTTGAAAGATATAAGGAAAATGGAAATATTGCTCCTAAGAGATTTTACAATGGAATCGTAAGAGGTAAAGAAACTATTATCCTTTTTAATCTTGGCAAAACATCAGCTGGACTAGATGCTTACATCTATCCAATCCAAAACATGGAGG